GTTGCTTGAACCATGCGGCAAAGACTATCCGTGCGACCGGCACGCCGGGACTGACCGGCTAGGCGCAATGGAGTTTTGTAAAGCCTGCCGTATCCGGGTGGTTTAGTCGTCCGGGTTAGAAAATTATTTGCGCAATAAAGAAGGCGGCAAATATCGCCACCGCCATGATGGCAAGGAACCACTTCACCGTGGATCTTCTAACGGTAGCAACTCTTCAGATTTGAACAGGTGTGACACCGCAACACCAATAAAGACAGGATATTCGTCACGGGTCTGGGTTGTCCTGATGATTTCGCTTTTCAGTTCTAAGTCAAGCATTGATCCCCGGCAGCCTTCTTTGTCAAGACCCAGAGCGAAGCACAGTTCAGGCACCGTGCTGCCCTGACCACCGGATTGAACCACCCGATCTCGAATCAGGTCGCCCTGAGTTTGTATCGGCAGTACCGGCGACAGTTCCCGTGGGTTGTTCATTCCTTGTCTTCCGGATGATCAGACGGGAGGAGGAGGCTGACGTGAGCCTCTTTGGCTGACTGTAACCCAACGGTGACTCCCTGTACCAGCACGTTGTGCAGAACCATCATGGCGGCATTGCCGCTTTCTTCGGTAATGGTTTCGGTGTCGATGTCGAGGTGGGCGCAGATGGCCTCAATCGTTTCTGCAAAGAAGATGGTGCCGATGCACGCATCCTTGGGGTAGTTGCCCCATGCGTCTTCGTCGCTACCCAAAGCGACTTCCATGTCGCCGTCGGTGGTTGTGGACCGCAGTCCGAGACATTCGCCGATCTGAACGCTGCCCCATGAGTCGGCGACTGCACAGGCTTCGTTGTACTGGGTGTGGGCTTCGTGTTCGAGGAGGATGCCGTCGGTGTCGAGGTTCTCCAGTTCGTTGTCCCAGTTGATGTCTTCTGGAATCACAAGGTCTCCGTCCATAGGTAGTTCTCCTTCTCTAGTTTTAGCATGCTTACACAGTCAGTATAGATGCAATGGGTGATGTATGCAACTTGGCTTATAAAGAGGGCAAGCCCGGCCGCAGGCGGGAAGCGACCGGACTTGCCGTTGTTGGAAGAATCCCTTACCCGCAAGGGGTGGGGTGGGGTGGGATCACCAAGGATTCCTCCAGAACTCCTTCATTGTACACGGTGCGCATCATCTGGTCAAGGTGGATGCGCGGGGGGTGGTGAGGAAGGAGGCAGAAACTCACCACCCCCGGCGCGACCTCATCGCATGATTTTATCAAGCGACTTGCCAGTGCGGCGCAGGTACGTGGTGCGGAAGTACCGCGGCCACCACTGGCGTGGCTTCTTGCCGACCTGCAACTCCTTCAACGCCTCCACTGCGCTGTCCACGTCGCCGCGGAGAAGCACCTTGGATTCGATGACGGTCTTGATGCAGTCCATGCCCAGCCGATCGTTGTAGCCCTGCTGTGGGCCATGAACGCCGCCGTCGGTGACCCACATCACTGGAGCGGTCGCCTTCTGGCGCTGCTGGATCGCCCACTTCAAAGCCGGACCATCGACACCGTTTCCGGTCTTCCCGTCTGGCAGTTCGTGAGTCATCCGACCCTTGTCGGCAAGGATGAACAGGTTCGGTGTGCCGTCGTCACGCCTACAGGAGTAAACCGCAACGGTTGCTCCCGGTGCCGCTTCGAGGATCGACAGGATGTTGGCGTGATCCAGAGACATGGAGCCGGAGCCGTCGATCAAGACGACGCCTCCGTTGCCCTTGCCGCGGCGATCGAAGATGCGCTTCTGCGGATCGGTGATCAGACGCTGGATGCGTCGCGGGTTGCGGCCGACGTTCGAGGCGATCCGGCGACGACCCATCCCGCCCGGTACGTGCCGGGTGAGAGGCATGGTCTCCGGAACGAGCCGTGCCCATGAGCCGCCCTCGCGGGCGTCCAGAGGATCGTGGTTCTCCAAGTCCTGCTTGCCGATGGGCGGCTTGCCTTCCTTGTCCAGTTGCTGCTCACGGTCGCCGGGCGGCTGCTCTTCGCCGTCGCCCTGCTGACCCTGCTGCTGGCCGTCGGCCTGCTCGCCGTCGCCTTGCTGCTGCTCGTCGTCGTCCTTCTCCTCTTCGGGAGGGTTGGCGAGACGATCCAGCCACTCACCCATCGACTCCGACACGAAGAAACCCTCAATGAGGTTCTCGTCGTGACGGTCCAACCGGGTGGAGCCGAAGAAGAGGCGGTCCTTCTTGTACTGCTTCTTGAGTTCTTTCTCGATCTTCTTCGAGATGTCGCGCAGGATCGGACCCCACTGTGGCTTGTGTCGCCGGATGCCGGTCAGGAACGGGTTCAGGCTGCCAGTGAACACAGCAGCACCAATGAAGTAGACAGCAGCGGCCCAATCGCCGAGTACTGCGCACCGCTCCCCGGCAGCCTTCTCGCCGCCGTCGGTGAGCAACTTGGGATCGAACCCTGCCTCACGAATCAAGAAGTTGACGCGTGCTTCCTCAGCCGCCTGTAGGCCGTGGTCGGAGGAGATACCTCGCTCCACCCACGGCGTCCGGTCGGTCGGGGAAACCTTGGCGTGCATCATCTCATGGGCACGAATGGTCCGGTCCAGTTCCTCGTCGTGGAGAGGGACGTACATCTGCTTGGGGAGGACAGCGGTCATGGGTGCGCCACGTTCGGCGGCACACACATGGATGTCCCATTCCCCAAGGTTGTCGATGTCGCCTCGCTGAACCATCTCCGGCATTGGCCGGAGGTCTTTGCCCGTCTCGCGGGCGCTGGCGATCATCATGCCACCGCCTTGTCGATCCGGATGGCGTCCAAGAACGCTTCGGCCCGGTCGGCAAAGAGCAGTCGTGCTGCCTCTTCGTCGCTGGTCTGCGCCGCGATCTTGGCGAACGCTTGGAACGCCCGGAGGCTGATGCGCCGGTCTCCAGCGTCGGCCATGCGGCGGGCGTACTCGCGGAGTCCGTAGGGCAGATCACCCAACGCCTCCGGATGCGGTTCGTTGATCCGGATGGCGACCGGGAATCGGTCCTTGAGGGCAGGCGGGAGTTCGTCCATGTTTTCGACGTTGGTCGTCATCACGACGGTGAACCCCTCTTTCGGGGATTCGATCCGGCCGGTCGCGGGGTTCTCCCACTTGGCCGATTCGATCGTGTCGGTGACAGCGAGCAGGGTGGCGAACACGTCGCCGCCTGCCTTGTCGATCTCATCGATGACGAGACGGCCACCGGCCACGCCGGAGCCACGCCACGCCTTGATGGCTGCGCCGTCGTGCCAGACGAAGTCGCCGTCCGCTCCCGGCAGGAACCCGCCGGTTACGTCGAAGTTCGTCATGTCGTCGGTGCAGATCAGACGCCACGATCCGTTCTCCACGTCACCTGTGTGGAGTCCAGCGTAGGTCTTGCCGGTGCCGGGGGGTCCGTAGAGGATGATCCGGTCGATTCCGGATTGAAGGACGGTGTCAACGTCCTTCCAGCATTGCGGGGTTTCTTTGTTCATAGTAAGCCTCCTTGTGGCTTGGGTGTGTATACAGGTAGTGTACTGGTTGTGTGTGACAATTGCAACTTCGTCATCACATGTTGCTCACGGTGCCGTCGCCGTACACCTTGAGGAATATCTCGTCAAGGGTGTGTCGCTTCGCCCATGGGACGACAACGACCTTGCCCTGTCTGTGGCCGACGACCGCTCCGACCTCGAAGCGATGGGCCTTGGTGGCGAGCCACGCCGCCTTGGCGATCTTGCGCGCCTCCTCAACGTAGGAGTGCTGTGCCTCGGGGTAGGGCTGCGGCCAGCGGCGGCGGTGCTCGTCGTAATACTGCTCCCATCCGCTGCTCATGCCGACGCGTCGTTCGCGTAGGCTTCCCACTCCGCCTCGGCGTCGCCGGGAGTTGCGTTCAACTCCTCCAGCGCCGCCTCCTCGTCGGGGTCGAACTTGAATGTGATTGTGGCATCCTCAGCAACGATGCTGACGATGTTCTTAGTGAGACAGCCGGGGATGTAAAGGCGCGTCAGCGCCGCCGCCGTTCCCTCTGGAGTACGGCACTCCCGGTCCCATCCGACCCCGCTGCCGGGTAGGTCGTCGGGGTTGTCGGGGTCGAACTCGAATGTGATTGTGACTCTGTGTGTGCTCATGTGGTGAACCTCCTTGGTTCGTTGATGTGTGTATGGAGAGTGTAGGGGCCGGGTGTGACAGAGGGGCCGCTGATCATGCGTTGGCCTTCACATAGGACTTGGCGTCGGCCAGCGTGACGAACTCCTTCGTGACGCCCGGAGGGCAGTGGTCGCCGTCCGGGAAACCCGTCAGTCTCAGTTCCCAAGCCCCGTAGCCGAACCGCCCGTAACTCTGGCGGGTGACGCATCCGACGCGGACCCCGTTGACGCATACGTCGCGCGTCGTATTTCTAGTGCCGCGAGTGTTGTCTTGCTTGACGGTCACTGTGATCGCCTCGGTCATCACTTGGCCTCCTCTGCTGCTACGGTTTCGCGGTAGAGGCGAAGCGAGGGCACTCGGCCGGTGGTGACCAGAGAAACGGTCACCGCGTTGAGAACGAAGTAGGCGGCGAAGCCACCGACGACGAAGCCGATATGGAAGAGCGTGTCCATGTGTGAACCTCCTTGGTTCGTTGATGTGTACATAGGTAGTGTAGGGACCGGGTGTGACAGGGAGGCTTGCGCCCCCCTGCCAGCGGGATCAGACCGCGTCCCGGTACCGCCAGTGAAGGGGCGACCAGCCGCGCGGGTTGTTGCAGAACGGCTCGTCGAAGCCCTCGCCCTCAAAGGCCTCGGACAGCAAGGTGCCGCCGACGCCGATCGTGAGTGGCTCGCAACACCCGTCGCACTCAAGAAGGAGTGCATCGGTGATGTGTTGGTTGTTCATGTGTTCACCTCCTTGGTGAATCGCTTGTGTACCTACAGTGTAGTGAGGGGGTGTGACACTGGGTCTCTTGCCCGCTCAATCTGGGTACACCACAGTGTAGGCAAGGCGTGTGACATCTGGTGTGTGACATCGGTCACACGAGGCAAACCCTAACCCTCAAGTAGAGGTTGAGGGTTCCTCGGCCTCGGCCAACCGATCCGCCGCCGCCTCCGCCAAGCCCCGCAGGTGATCCTCATAACCGCAAGAACAAACCTCGGGATAAGCACACCACGGGTAATGGCTCACGGGACTCTCCAACAAGACTCGCTCGGATACCAATGAGAAGACCCACCACCCTCATAAAACAACCACGCCGCAACCCGGACATTCGCAACCGGGTCCATGATGTCCGCCCCAGCCAGCCCCGCCTTGACCGACCGCTCCTCCCAGAACTTCGGCAAATGCTGGAACCAACCCGAAGCCCCTGATCGAACATGTCGAGCATCCGTTGAAGTTTCGCTAGGTCGAGCACTCGACTCGCAAACCGTTACACGCATCGCCCACGCACGGTCCTCGGGCAGAAAGAACTCGTCGACAAGTTGCTTCAAAGTTCGAGGTTTTGGCTGAGGAGATGCAAACAACTGAAGAACTGCCTCGACTTCCGCCTGAAGTGCGTACATTTCTGCGCCAATGTCAACCGTCGCCGAATACGAAGGCCACGTCGTTGTTGTTGGAGGTCCGCTAGCGGCGAACAGCCCCGCTGGACGCACTGTTGATGCATGCGTGATCAGGGCCGGGGCTGGCTGGGGAACAAAAGCAAAGAGCGCCTTTGGCTCCCCGTCGGTTGGAAGAGTGTTTACCTCGGCTTCAACCAGTTCTGTATTGAAGTCGCCGCTGATGGGCATGCCGGAGATGTTGGGCAACGAGCACGCAGTAAGCAATGCGACGAGCACGAGGCGGGCAAGGAACTTCATCGAATCAAGATGATGGAATCGGCAAAGGCGCTAGACCGGACAGCGTCAACGACTTCGTCCTGCCATCCGCCCACGGCTTTGGATGGGAACGGAACGGTGGCATGGATATGCGATAGCGACTGCGGGACGCTGCCGCGTCCGTTGTCGAGACGGTAGGCCACGGTTTGTTCAGGGGTTTGCCATGCGGTCAAGACGAGATGCACGGTGTCCTTCGTGTATTTGCTGTTGGGTCGCGATAGGCGTACCTCAACCGGCTCGTGAATCTGCATCTCTCTCACCTTTCAGATCAAGAACGGACAGCAGCCAAGTCAATCTCAATGGCGAGTTCGATCATCGTTGAGTCGATCTCCCCGTCGTATTGGAAAGACTTGGTGTCTTCATGCCAGAACCCGGCAGCGTGGTCGCCGGATTCGTGCAGGAGTTCGGGGTCAAGCAGGTCTGTGTAGACCGCAAAGACGTAGAGCGTGTCGTGTTTGATCACGTTTGGCATCTGATGCACCACCCCGTTGATCTCCATTTCTTTCATCCCGTCGATCTCGTGGCGCAAAGCAATGAACTGTGCGGCATGAGCGGGTAGAGGGCCAGCGAGATAGATGCAGCCATCGAAGCCGGGCAGAAGCCCGTCGTCAATGATTGAATCGACCTTGCTCGGCCATGTTGCATGATACAGCACCGGAGGAACGGAGTCCATCAAGCGTCCTTCCGGGCTTCGATTACGGACTTTCGAAGAGCACGGGAAGCAAGGCGACCCGATAGTCGGCTTTCGTTGAGCACCGTGACGCGTGGCAGTTCCACGACTTCGACATCGGTGCCCATGTCGTCGCATGGGATTTCCTCGTCCAAGGCGAGAGCCTGTGCTTTGGCGTCTTCCTCGTTCTCGGCCTCAAAGATGGCGTTCCATTTGTGACTGACGGTGACCTCGTAGTTGTTCATACCGCCGCCAAACCCTGCTGTTCGACCGCCTCCCAAATCGCCAAGATGTCTTTCGGCAAGTTCTGGTCGTCGGGCACCAGTTGGAGCGCGATGCCGCACAAGGCGGCGTAGACCTCAGCCAAAGAGCGCAGCGCGATGACGGCGTCGTTTAGGATGTGTTGGCGTGATTCGGGGGTCATTGTGGTAGTCCTCCTTGGGTCTGCACCCAGTGGGTGCCGTTGTTGAGTTCTTTTAGTTCGCTGCGCCACCCCAACTTGCGGTCCATGAGGAACTCGATGGCGTCTAGACACTCTTCGTCGTCCACTCCGGTGTCGTTCAGATGGATCACGCGCTCGTTCAACACGTTCAAGCAGTAGTTGCACATGGAGATGTTGTGGTGGAGAAACTGTGCGTACCTCATGTGGGTGAACCTCCTTGGTTCGTGGTTGCTGCTATAGGTGTAGAGAGGGGGTGTGACACATCGTCACGCCTGATGGCCTCCGTTCCTCCGGTGCCCAACGTGTCGTCTCTTCGCATCTTCACCACTCCGGGTGCGATGCCGATCTTGTGGGCGGCGTCCATGATGTCGATGAGACGGACTTCCCCGGCGTCCAGCATGCCGAACACTTTGGGATAGACATCCCACTTGTCGTAGATGCCGTCGCCCCACTTCTTGAAGATGGGGTCCAGCATGAGAGAAGCGTTGTAGGCGTTCATCAGACTTCACCGAGGTCATGGGCGGCCAGTTCTTCGGCCAGTTTGTCAAGGACCGGGTAGTCTTCGGCCAAGGTCGGGTGGAAGTTGAGGAGGCGGGCTAGTGCGTGAGCCTCGTAAAAGTCCAGCACCATCACGGTGCTCGTGGGGTCCCCTGCCAATATTGCTACCGCAGCCATCAGACTTCCAGTCCGGGGTAGGTCTTGCGAACGAGGGTACTCAGCGGGGTTCCCGCGATCACGCGGGCGCGCAGTTCGTCGGGGGTGTATTCCCATCGCTGTATTGAGGTGCCATCGCCCTCCACCCCGTCCTCGTCCTCCAAGTTGACGAGGACAGCCTCGTCGATGTGGATGAGTGTGCCGGTGCCGATGTGGGCGATGTAGATTTCGCTGCTCATAGGTGAACCTCCTTGGTCCGTTTGTTATGTATGTAGGTAGTGTAGCGGTTGTGTGTGACAACCGCAAATCAGACTCGGTTTTCCTTGCGGTCCAGTTCGGCACCGCAGATGTTGCACTTGTCGTCGTAGGCGGCCAGTACGGCCTCGCCCATAAAGTGCCGCGGGCAGTTCCAGCATTTCACAAAGAACTTTGATAGGCCGCGCTTGGCAGCGCCGCCCCCGTTCATGCCGTCACCTCCCGCATCATGGCGGCGAGTGCCAGTGCCAACTCGGACGGGCCGCATAGGTGGCTGACCGGAAGGTCGCATAGTTCTTCGTGGTCGAAGAAGGCGGCGCACTTAGGCACCTCGTTTTCGGGGGCGTCGCGGTCGAACGGCACGCTGGGGGTGCCCGCTTCGACGCTGGCGATCCTCGCGCGGGCGAGGGCCATCCGCTCTTCGCTGGTTGCTTCGCAGTAGATGCTCATGTTGTGGGCCTCCCGGCGCACTTCTCGCCCACGCGCGCCAGCGGCGAGCCGCAGTCCGGGCACTCGACGAGTATGAGTGCATCGGTGATGTGCGGCACGATGAGTGCATCGGTGATGTGTTCGTTGTCCATGTTGTGAACCTCCCGGCTCGTTGGTGTGTATCAGTAGTGTAGGGACCGGGTGTGACAAGGGGGCTTGCGCCCCCCTGCCAGCCGGGTCAGACGACGCCGGGGTCGAGGTCAGCGTCAGCGTCCGTAGGCGCTGGTAGGCCGACTCCCTCAGCCTCGGCGAGGATGGATCGCACGGCCTGACCGATTCCAACGTCGGTCATTTCGTGGATGTCCTCCGCCTCGAAGCGGACAAGGATTTCCATGGGTTCACCTCCTAGGTGAGTTGATGTGTTGTACCTACAGTGTAGGGACCGGGTGTGACAACCGCACTTCTCGGCGTGTCTCGCCCCGTCAATCTGGGTACACCAGAGGTGTAGGGCAGGCGTGTGACAAACGGTGTGTGACATTAGTCACAAGGGACATCGAACGCATGTTCGTCGAACACCTGTTCGCCCTAACCCTCTACCTGAGGTTGAGGGTTGCTCCGCCGCACGCGCACGCGCACGAGCACGAGCACGCGCACGAGCACGCGCGCGAGTCCCGCTGCGTTAGTAAGCCTCGACCCGTCCCGGCTTCAGGTCCATAAACGGTTGAACATGAACCTTCCACCAGTCGCCATACGGGACTCCCTGATCCCCGCAACACCAACACTCATATCCCGCCTTCGACATCCATAACACTTGACACTCCGGACAGATAAGTGTTAGGGGAACATTCACTTCGCCTTTGTAGCAGACCTTGCGAATCCAGCAAGGAAGTGCAGTATCTTTTCAAATATGAAGAGAGACCTATCCATGGCATGCGGGGCTAGCCCGGACTCGTGAAAAAAACAAGTAGGTCCGCAAAGCGGTACATGAAAAAGAAGCGCAAGCAAGCCGAACGGCAGGCGCAAAAAAGCAAACGAGAGAAGAAGGCCGCCAACTTATGGGCGGCTCGGGAGTTCGCCGGTCAACTGCCGAGGATGTGAGTGCCGTTCTCGTTTCGCTCCATGAACTTGTCGGCGCAACAAACGTCGCCGCCAGTCTCATCGACGTAAACGTATTGGACTTCTCCGCCCACGATGACGACGTTGCTGTCGACCACAACGGTTGACTTGCGAACGGGCAGGGCACAATGGGCGCAGGGCGTCCACCGTTGGTGGATGGGGCTACTGAGGGAGATCATTTCGGTGCCTCGCCCCAACGTGGAACCGTGAGAAGGGCAAGATGTTGGCGGTCGATGATCGCGGCAACGTCGCCACCGTGGGCGACAAGGCGGGGGTCATAAGCGACCACCGACGTAACGGTCACCTCATCGGCAACGTATAGGTCTAGCAACACCTCCGCGGATTCCTCAGGGGTGCCTGTCATCTCCTCCATCTCAAAAGTGACGACGACTCGGTGTGTCCGGGTGGGACGGTCGTAGTTGCTCATGCGATGACTTCCAGTTGGGAGAAGGAGTAGATGAGGGTCCCCTCCTCGCCTGCTGGTTCGATGTCGAACCGCCACATGTCGCGGTCGTCGTCCAAGATCACAGCCTTGCCCTCATGCGTGCTGTTCTTCGTCACGCGAACGAGGGTGCCCGTGATGTCGGTGTCAATGACGCGGACGCGGGTTCCGATGGGGAGCATCACAGTACGCCCGGAAAGCCGTTGTAGCCGTGGGCGTCGCGCCATTCGTCGGTGGCCGACTCCAGTCGGGCGTTGTTGAGAACGTCACGGGCGTAGGTGTCGCCTATGTCGTATCCGCCGTGCGTCATCGGCGATGACACATAGCAGAACCAGCGTGAGTTGCCGTTCTCGTTGTCGGGGTGTTGGTAGGTCTTGACGACCTTCCATGTCCACCCGGCGTCGTTGACGTAGGTGGCGTAGGGGCTGTCCATATCGACAGTCTTGCCGAATGGGTTGCGCTTTCGTTCGCTCATGTGTCGAACCTCCTTGGCTCGTTGGTGTGTATGTAGAGAGTGTAGGGGCGGGGTGTGACAGCCGGAGAGCCGATACTCTCTCCGGCTGCACACCCGGCGGGATCAGACCTTGATCTGATCTCGCTTGGGGATCGTGACCCTGATCTGGGACACGTTCGCCCGTCGGGCCGCGGCTTCGATCTCGTCGGGGACGATGCGTCCCTGCTCGATCTCAACCTCGATGGCCTTCGGGTCCGGCACCCGCTTGGTGACCCGCGTGAAGCGGCCCTTTGACAGGAGTTCCTTGAGGAGACTCCCGTCCCAAGAGGTACGCGTCTGGACGACGTGGCGGACCACGGTCCCGTCCTTCAGGACGACCTCGTCGGAAACCGGGAGAAGCCCCTTCAGGGCAGTCTCGGCCTCCGCCAGCCGCTCCTTGACCCTCGTGTGCTCTGCCCTCAGATCGAGAACATCCTGCGCCACGGTTTCGGCCAGTTCGGCGTAGTTGGCGTTGCTCATTTTCTCACCTCCAGTCGGTGCGTAGTGGATATGTAGGTAGTGTAGCGATGGGGTGTGACAGGGGGCTTGCGCCCCCCGCCTCACCGGGTCAGCCGTTGTAGACGACCCGGCCCCGGCAAGCCTTTCGGCTCGCCTCCCGCTTGCGGTTGGTGAACGTGACCGCCCGGACCTTGCGGCCCTCGCGGAGTGCCTCTACGGCGCTCCTGCGGGCCTGCTCACGGGCGGCGTGGGTGAGCCGCTCGATGTGGGTCCGGTTCTTGTTGTTGTTCTTCATGTGGGGCCTCCTGTGGCCTCGGGTGTGTGTGTAGGTAGTGTAGCGATTGTGTGTGACAACGCCTCAGCGACCTTGCCGGAACCGGGCGTGCTGCTCGGCCGTGAGCCGGTCAGCGGCCCGCACCGCCTCCCATGTCGCCCACCGGGCCTGCGCCCGACGGAACCTCGGGGAGAAGCGCCATAGCGTCGCTGCTGCGATGGCGGCCCCTCCAGCGGTCGCCACGCTCGCTGCCCAAAGGACGACGAACTGGCTGTTGGTGAGTGCATCGGTCAACTCGGTGTGCTTCATGTCCATAGTGTAGGGAGGGGGTGTGACAGCCGACCCGCCAGATCGGCCTGTAACGGCGTTACAGAATATGTGACATGTGTCACATCGGCTTGACAGGTCGAACTCTAACCCTCTACTAGAGGTTGAGGGTTGTAACCCTAACCCTCAACTAGACCTTTAGGGTTGCCGCCTCGGCCTCGGGACGCGCACGCACGAGCGCACGCGCGCACGCGCGCGAGTCCCGCAGGCGTTTCGCACTTCGCCTCGGCCGGGACTCCTCGACTAATCCCCCCAGACAGCCCCGGCTGGCCCGAACCCCTCCGGGGCTTGCCGGGAACGCGACAAAGCCCCCCAGCGGGCTGCTAGGGGGCTTAGATCGGATTCAGGTATCAGATGCGGTCAGCCCCTGAACCTGCGTTCGCCACGCGGGTATCGTTTCAGGTGGGCCTGTAAGCGAGCGTCGTATTTCTTGCGTTCCTGTACCGCGGCGATTTGAGCGAGACAACGGGCGACTGTTTCGCGCGCGCGTGCGACCACCCGGTCATACGCTTCGCGCTTCTCCTCGCTGCCCATTACTGGGCCGCCATGAGCCTTCGCCAGATCGAACACGGCAAGGATTACTGCCGCTTCGTTCATTTCGCAGGTGATCTCGTGGATGTTGTTCATGCTCGTGCCTTGTTCCGACCCTGAGCGAGCAACCTCGTGTAGTTCGGCGCTGCGTAGCCCAAGGCGGAGACTCCGGTCCCCCAGAGTTCCACCCAGATGGCATCGCACTCTGGTCGCAGGCACCCTCGTTCGATCAGTACCTCTGGCGTCGAAAAAAGTTCCACATCTGCCGATTTCTTCTCCCAAGGGCGACGCGGTAGCCCTTCGCCGTGTTCGATCACTTTCTCCCTTGTCAGGATGTCGATGCCGTCACATTCAGGGCACCGCCCGGTGTAATCCCATTTGCTGCCGTAGGTGATGCGGCGATGGGTGGTGCGGTCGCCATACGCGCTCATGCTCCCACATCCTCGGGGTAAGCGATGACCTCGGCCTCCATGACCGAACCGTCAGCAAAGATTTGACGGACACCCTCGTAAGCGATGACCTCCACATCCTCGGAACCGTCCAAGTCCAGCAGGTCCGTCCAGTCCCACTTGTCTGGATTCGTCCACCAACCACGCCGCAAAGTCAGACGTAGCGTGATGTCCACTACGGCCTTGTCATCGACGTTCATGCTCGTGCCTCCATGTAGATGCGGCGTGACTCCGCCATGCGGTCGGCGCAATCGGCCACGGTCCACACAGGAGCGGTTCCGAAGTAGTCGCGGCCGTCGTCGTACCACTTGGTACGGGCCGGGGAGTCGATGTCGGTCAGGTCGCCCATCAGGAGCAGCCCGTCTTGCATCTCGTGGAGGATGAACCTCTCATCGCACGGGTGCGTTGCGCCCTGATTGTCGGAGGATGCGAACACGACCGGGCCAACGAGGGTGTGGTCGTGGCCTGTCCAGTCGCGAACGATCTTGGTTCCGACGAGGTTGACAGCGAAGTCCTGCGGGTTGCGGAGCAGCCCCTCCTCGTTGACCCACGCGTCTACGCCGCCGGGGAGGCCGGTGCATTCGACCCAGCCGTCCACGAGGGTGGAGATGTCGTTGTAGGTGTCGTCGGTGGGGGCCACGCGGAACGCGTCGCCGTTGTCGTTGATTACGAGGTAGTGCTTGTTCATGTTGTGGCCTCCTCGGCTCGTTGATATGTATGTAGGTAGTGTAGTGATTGTGTGTGACAACCGGGGATCATGTGATCTGAGCCTCGTCGCCCATCCATTCGATCTGGTCAAAGCCGAAGTCGGCTTCGATCTCGTCAAGGTTGCGGGCAGCCTGCTGGTCGGCCGGAGCCTTGATCCGCTCCCAAACGCCCTTCGGCGTGTAGGCGGGTTGCGGCTGGTAAGCGGCCACCCGGTCAGCGAGTTCGACCTTCCGAATCTGATGGATGACCGTTTCCATGCGCAAGTGGTTGGCGATGCGCCACGCCTTGATGGCTTCCACGCCCTTTGTGAACTTGCGGGAACGCATCCCCTGACGCTTCCATTCGGCACGCCACGCGTCGTTCGCGTAGGCCATAGCGGCGATGGGGCGAGCCTGCCGAATCGCGGTGAGTGCTTCGGTCAGCGGGTAGCCCTGATCCATGAGGATGGCGAGCGCCGCCGACGGGCCACGGTTGATGCCCATGTGGCAATGAACCATGATCCGACCGGGCTTGGCGTTGCGGGCGGCTTTCACGATTCCGTCGAAGTATGCCGTAGGAACGGCTTGTCCGGCGTCGTCAATGGGCATGTGGTGGTAGTCGATGTGAGGCTGGTGCTCACGCACGAAGTCCTCATCGCTCCACTCTAGGCGGCAGTCGATGATCGTGGTGATGCCGTGGTTGGCCCACTTCTGGAGAAGCGCAGCCGCCTCGGCGGGATCATGGGGCAGGTCGCCGGACAGGGTGATCCGGTCGTTGGCGTCGCATAGTTCGCGCCACCACTTGCCATAGTTGGTTGAGTCTGTCATTGTTGTGTTCATGTAGGTAGTGTACCAGCGGGGTGTGACAACGTCAAGGGTTTTCTTGACAAATGGGAAAGAAAAAGAATGTGACCTCCGTCACCGAACACCTGTTCGATAATAACGGCCATTATCTGATGTGACAAACGTCACACCAGCAAGATGAGAAAAAACTGCCCTCCGCACGCCTTGGTACTTGGGGGGGGAGAGTGCCGTATCCGCAAGGACGGCAGGGTTCGATGTTTGGCGATCCCGGTAACTCTCCCTCCCTCCGGCGCGCGCGAGCGAGTCCCGCACTGGCGGCCACAGGCCGGGGCTGCCTGATCTCAACCCCCGGACAGTCCCGAGGCTGGTCGAGCACGAAGTCGTCGAGGCCGAGGCAGGTCGAGCACGAGGTCGTCGAGGCCGAGGCAGGAGGTCGTCGAGAAATGCGTGGAGCACCGCCGACAAATCTGAGCCAAATCCGTTCCGCCCCCACCCGAATCGACTGTCACACCCCGTGGCTACACTGTAGGTACAAGCAATAATCACCGACAACGGGGAGACAGACATGAAGAACTACCTGATTTACCTTTGGTTGGACTTCCGGATCTGGTTGGACGAACGCCTGCACGACGGCCAACCCAGTTCGTGGAAAAACATCCGCGGCTGATCCGGCCCGCCGAAGCCCCTCCCGAAAGGGGGGGGCTTTTGCGCGTCTGGAACTCCCCGGACAAGTCCCGAGGTCGGGGGCCGATGCCGGGACGGGCCGATGCCGGACGCGCAACGTCCCCGGCTCAAACGAACCGGGGACGCCGGGGTCACATCTTGGTGACCACAACCGCCCAGCCTGCTAAGACTGTGGCGATCGACAGAAGCGGCAAGAGCCACATATTCCTCACCTCCTGTAAGTTGTCGATACCAATAGTGTAGTCGTCGGGTGTGACAGTCGCTCATATGGCACCCTGTCACACCCCATCGCTACACTATGGGTACAAGCAGAAAACACCAAAGGGGGTGAAACTGATGATTGTCCACAGCGATGCTGACATCGATATGCTCGATGTCGCTCCGGTGCAGACCCATTGCGAGGTCTGTGATCGGAAGTCGGATTTGGTGCTGGGACTTTGCTCCCCGTGCCTGCGTATCGAGAACGCAGCACTCAGCATCTGAACTCGCTGAAGCCCCTCCCGAGTGGGGGGGCTTTTGCGCGTCTTGGCCCGGAGGTCAGGCCGCCCCGGTCGGTGGCGGTGCCCTGCGGGACTCGCGGGGGTTACCCGGAGAGTTCTACGAGGTTCCGCAGATCAAGCAGGAAGTTCTGGATTTCATCGGCGGAGAACAGTTCCCGCTGCGCCGTTTGGGTGAGAAACGCTTCGATTTCTTGGATTAGCGTGTCGGTGTTGCTCATCGCGACGCCACCTTGGGCTGGTTCGGAACGAAATCGACCCCGTTCTCCATGACCGTCATCGGTGGAGATTGCCTCGGTTGCCCCGAACAATTTGGCCCGACGAACCGATAGTCAACCGTGCGCCCGTTGGTGTACCCGACCACAGACTTGCGCCCGGTCGCCTTCCACATCGGGGCATCGCCCGCCGGGTACACCCACAGCCAGAACTCGTTCGCCGTGTCCATCAGCCGCGACTCGGCGGGATGCAACTGGACTGCTTCCCGCTCCGGGCCGACCACCTCGTTCTTGATTTGCTGGAGGTGCCGCCACGGGACATGAATGGTACGGGCGTTGTTGTGGACCCCGATACTGACCGCTCCGAAGCGGTCTCTACCGAGGTAGTTGACGCTGACCGTGTAGCGGTCGTTGCTCCATGTCTCGTCGCAGAGCAGTCCGTCAAGATCGACACCGGGGAACTTCGCCTGCGCCTCCGCCCGGTAGAGCGCCTGCTCAATTTCCGACGAGCGGACGAGGGGCGTCCACGGCTTCTGCTTCGACGGTCCACGCTTGTTCATCCGACGTTCTGCCATGCGTCTGCGCCGGGGATCAGTCCGAGTTTGGACCCGCTGTCCCACTTGACGAATACGGTGCCGATGTGGTCGATGAAGTCCACGGTGCCTTCGTCCCCTCGCACCAAGTCGGTGTAGGGGTCGTCGGTGTGGACGAGTTGGACGCGGTCGCCAATGTTGCTCATTGGACAAGCCGCAAGTTGGGTTTGGGTATGGCGGCAACGATTTCAGCCTGTAGGGCGTCGTGGGTTTCCTGTTGCTTTGCCAGTTCGGCTTCCATGTAGGTCAACAGTTCGTCCTGCAATGGAAGGCTTCGATGAATCAGTTGGATGACCCTCTTGGTCATGGTCATCTTGTGGGCGAGCCGGTCGGCCATGCGTTGGCAGACGCGTTGGCGTGTGGTGTCGTTGTCGTTGTCGCTCATGCCAGCGCCTCCGCCCACGGGTCAGCCACAGCGACTGGGCTGACGGTCACCAGCGCGCCGTCAGGAGCGACCCCGAAGATTTCGCCGGGTCCGTTCCCTTCTGTGTCGCGCGATGCGTAGAGGACGGTTCCGTCCGAAAGGTCAAGAGCGACAGACGCCGCACCCCAACCTTCCTTCGCCGTTTCCTCGTCCGTCATCAGACGGACCTTCACGATGGTTTGCCCGATGGGCCAGTTATCGACGCTCATAGCAACTCGCCGTCCACTTGGGTAGCAGCGTGGGAGTAGACCTCGGTCCAGTTCGCGTCGCAACCGTTGTCAGCGGTGCAGTAGGCGTCAACGTGAACGTCGTCCTCGCTGATGTCGGAAGCGTCGCCGCTCCAGTCAATCTGCTCGCCGCACTTCGGACACTCAGTCAATGCGCTCATGCCGTCACCTCGTTGAGATCGACGTAGTGACCTTTGTCCTCGTCGTAGACGACGGTGCCGTCGTTGAGGCCGGTGATGAATCGGGCCGACATTGACTGCTCCCCTGAGTGGGGGTCCTCATCGAAGTAGATATGGAGGGCGACCACGCGGCCGTCCTCGTCCATGTCGCCGTAGACGGGATAGTGCCCGTCGCCGTAGCCGGAGCCGGAGGCGATGGCCGTGGCAAAGCCCTTGACGGGGAACTCGCCGTAACCTTTGTCGGAGAGTGTCACCTTGCAGGGGTGGCCGTACCCGGCGGTCTTGTGGTCTTTGGGATCGTGCACGGGGGCATCGTCGTATGGCCCGTCCATGATGTAGCAGGGGTCAGCGATGATCACCTGCCCGCTATCGACCGAAACGTGGCCGACCTTGACGGTTTGGTTGGTGGTGGTCGTGTTCATGTGGAACCTCCTCGGTTCGTTGGTTGTTACAGGTGTAGGGACGAGGTGTGACACGCTCACGCTCACACGCCCCACGGGTGCTTGTCCCAGCAGAGGAACAGCACGACGGCGAGCAGGAAGAAGGCGATCATGCGTTGGTCCTTTCTGCTGCCACGGTTTCGCGGTAAAGGCGAAGCGAGGGCAGCCGTCCGACGGTGACCAGAGAGACAGCCACCGCGTTGAGGATGAAGTAGGCGACGAAACCGCCGACTATGAAACCGATGTGAAAGAGAGTGTCCATGTAAGCCCTTCTTGTTAGTTAGTTATTGTTGCTATCTAAAGTGTAGTCGACTGGTGTGACGGTGTCAATAGTTTTCTTGACAAGTGAGGGGTGTCATCCGTCACACCGCTCAATCGAACAGGTGTTCGGTCAATCCAGCCAAGTCGTAAACAGCACGATGCCGACAAGAGCCAAGATGCTGCTGATCAAGATGACGCTCATGCGAAGCACCGGCATCCAGAAGTCGAACCAATCCGACTCATAGATGTAGGTCAGGTTCCGCACGACGAATCGAAGTCCCGTCTGAAGTTCTGATGATGTACGTCAGTCCCGGCAGCATCTCAACCAGCGCAGGGCCGAAGAACGTCCATCGGGACTTACCCGGATCACGCGAATCGAATGCCCGGACGACCGTGTGCTCGTCGATCTGGATCTCGTTGTTCATATTACTTCCCTTTAGATGCTCGAAAACCCCTGACCGCCGAGACGATCAGGGGTTTCCAATACCCAAATGTTCGTTCGGGGTAAATAAACCATAACGCACATCGAGGCAGAAGTCAACCCTCGGCGAGTCCCGAGCACGATCGCGATCGTAGGAAATCTGAAAGATCGCGCAAGAGGCGGCCGCCGGAGGCCATGACATGTGTGAAGAACCATATTCATCTTCCTCCGCTCCCCAAGAAATCTGAGAAATCGTGCAGGAATCGGTCGCCGAGGGACATGTAACAGGTAGCGGCCTCGACATTTTTCCTGAAAGGAGGCAACGAAGAGGCTCCCAACTCCGAAAGGGAAGGTGAAGGGCCGTTACAAATCCGGCGTTTCCGCTGATTGGTACCCACGAAGAAAGAAGGGCGTCCAACCGGGACTGCCCGACGAGAGTAAAGGTAAGCAATGTGCCCAACGCACGAAAGCCAACCGCCCACCAACGACGACTTCGGCACCGTTGCCAACGGCGACGAGCCACTGTCCGACTCAACGAGATACGGCTGGGGACACGAAATTGGAACGATGTTGTCCCTATCGGAACTGGAGGAAACACTCGCCAAACATCGAAGTAACGTTTGCGACATACTTGGCAAGTGGTTCTTCGGGAACTGCCAAACGCCGAACGGCGATCCGCTCCACGATGGTTGCACCTGCTTGTTCGGAACTTGGGTTGCCGCAGCGGAAGACTTCGACGACGACCCGGAGGTGTTCGTCGAGCACATCACCCAGTTGGTGTTCCGGGCACTCGTGGAACTGTCCGGGGCTGTCCGACCGCATGTCCGCAAGATGGACGAGTTGATGAAGGAGGCATTCGAAACCAGTAGGAATCTGTTCTCGCCATTGGACGAGTAGATCAGGCGGCCTTGGGGCTTTCGGGCCAATCCGCATGGCAGCGCCCACACGCAACCTTGCTTCCACTCCCGACGCTCCACTCGCAGCCGCAATGCTCACAAACAACAGCATCATCGGCAGCAGCAGCAGCAGCGTCCGTGAACACGGCCTTCGTGGGCCGCTTGTAGAACCCGAACGTCGGGTCGTCGGACGCTTCGACAGCCGCCGTGAACGAGACTGCCCGACCCGCCATTGAGTCAAGCGTGCCGTCAAGGTTGGTGGGGACGGTGCCCCAGACCTTCCAGCCGCCGTCACCAAGAACGGTCATCACGTAGCGCGTCCCGTAGGGCGTCTCTTTGGCGTAGGCCCGCACGATGGTGCCAGTGATGGTCACCCGGCCGACAGGAACGTCGTCGGCGTTGGCCCGACGCTCAGCCTCAATGGCCTGACGGGCGTCGCGCTCAACGATCTTGCCCTTCTCACGGTTCCACGTTGGAGCGAGGCTGACGACGAGTCCCAGCCGCTTCTCCTCAAAGCGGTAGCGCAGGGTGCCGTCGGCAAGGGTGGTCTGCTCCGCGGTGCGAAACACGGTCGCGAGGTTCCACAGGTAGTCGTTGCCCGTGTTGGCGTCGGTAAGCAGCCAATGGATGGCAGCCCGTGCTTCGGCCTCGAACGCGTCCCAGCCGCCGTTGTCGGCAACGAAGTTCACGAACTGGGCCTTTTCGGCAGGAGACCAGTCTTTGTTCATCTTGCCAGCCTGTACTTCACGGGCGCGGCCAGCGGTGCTACGCGGGTTAGCGGCCTTGACGTAGCCAAAGCAGTCTGTGAGCGCCATGGCGAGCGCCACAGCCTCCTCAGCGTCCTGCCTGTGGTCATGGTGACCGCGAGGCTCCCAGTCCTCGTCGTTGGCGTTCAGTTCGAGCATGTACGCCCACGGATTCGGCATGTGGTGCCCAAGGAAGTCGGCAAGACAGTTGCGCCCGACTTGTTGCACGTTGCCGTCCTCGTCAACAACAAGGAAGGTGGACTTGCGGCCGCGGTTGAGTCCGCAATGGTCGCAGTCCGGGGCAGCGGTGCGGTACTTCGGGTCGGCACCCTCGCCGCCGTGGACGAGGTTGATCCACTCGTCGCCGTCGGCAGCGTGTTCGATGGCTGCCAGCAGCGTCCAGCCGCCGGGGAGTTGCGGAGCGAGGCCGCTGAGCGTTACGTCAGCGACGGCCTCCGTGCGCCCGGTGTCGCCCAGAATGTCGTCGTAAATCTTCCGCACGCGGCGGTTGGTGACGGTGACGACGGGTGCGGGCACGCCAAGTTTGGCGGCGGTCTTCGCGAGCCGCTCGCCCTTCGCGACGAGGCCAGCGACCGCGTACGCGGGTACGGCAGTCCACTCACGGACATTGGATTCGTTAGTCATAGGTAAGCCTCCCTTGTGGGTGGTGAATGGTTACACCATGAGTGTACCGACGGTGTGTGACAAATCCACAGCGCCCACAAGCAATACCACTCTCCGTGATGCCGGCCACCGCTCAGCGTGACGAGACAGACCCCTGCACAAGTAACAAGGAGCCTTCAGCCCCAAAATGTAAAGCAAATCTGAAAAGATTTACCAAATACGGGAAAACCTTCCGCCCGGAAACACGCAAAAGAAATCAGGGAGATCCTCACAGCCAGTCCCGAGGGCCACCCGGAGGGTCGGGACTATTCGAGATGTCGAACTTCAGCCTCAGTCTCGATCCAAACCCGAGCGCCACACCGATCCGGGGTTTCAGAATGAACTATCACGCACGGCCCGTCGATGGCAACTTTCCGCCAATGCGTCGATCCTTTGTAGGTGCGGTCGATTATCGCCGCTTCGCCTTTCTTGATCTTCTGCTGGTGAACATGGATGACGTGTTTCACGATCCCGCCCAACTAGCGCCCCACAGCAGGAGGCTAAGCAGAACAACGAAGGCGACGGTGATACCAATGCGATACCACCACTCATATTCCTGTTTCATGGTCATTCCTTTTTGACGCGGGTGAGGATCTGAACGATGTCGGTGAAATGAACCGTCTTAGTTAGTTTCTCATCTGTAGCAGAGCCTACGATGACAAACTCCCGATCTACTCCAGTAAATCCCACGATCACGCCCATGAACTTGCGGACACGCATGTATCGCTCCTCGATTATCGGGACTGTCCGGGGCTTGAAGAGGAGGTCGAGATCGTTGATGGCGCGCTTGTCTGGTTCCTGATAGGAGAAGATGACGCGGTCGCCTGCGTCGAATGTGCGGATGTCGTTGCTCACGCTGCAAATTCCTCGGCGTACATTTCCTTCGCACATTCCAAGCAGGTGCCGGGCGCTGTCAGCCATTTGCCTTCGCTTCGTGCCGCCATTGCTGAATACATCTGCTTCCGGCGAAGGTACTTGCCTTCACGACCACGGTCGCAGTCCAGACAAATGTAGAACCACGCCCTTCGGCGCAGGAACCACATGTAGACGGGGGAGTTCGCCAACCACAGGTTGCGCCATCCCGGCTGTCGAAGCGTCTTCCTGTCACGGGCCTGCTTCTTCACGACAGCATCAAGCCATCGGTCTACATCATTTGGAGTAACCCCCGCAGCGTTGCGGCCCCAACCGTAGTCGGGGTTGTAAAGGTCGTGATCCTCGTCGGTGAAGTCCAACATGATCTTGGTGTAGAGATCGTTAGCAAAGGCGAGTTGCCCACGCACGGTGCGCGGGAGTTTCACGGGCTTAGCCCATATGTGTTTGCCTGTGTGGTAGTTCTTGATAAACCTCATGCGAGGGTGGGCCAGACGTTGCCGTAATGAGCAACCGCTCGCACGAGGTCAAGTTCGGTGATCTCGTCGAATCCGATTCCGGCGACAGCGTGGAACTTTGCGCCCAAGCGTGGCTCCTCAGGAAGTGGCGAAATCTGTACGACATCGCCGACCGACAACGACCGCTTCTCGAACTGGCAGTTGTATTCCGATCCGTCCACGGCGTTGTTCTGCCGGAAGATCGTTTCCAGTCCGACTTCGGTTTCGTCGGCGAGGTACGAGTAGGCGAACTCCAGCCCATCGTGTTCGGGGTCGAAGTTGTGGAGGAAGTCGCCGTTCTGGCGATGGAAGATGGTGACCTTGTGGTTCATGGTGCCCTCCCTCGGAGGTTAGTTGGTTGGTTACCCAAGTGTAAGAGGCGGCTGTGACAGCGTTAGCCACAGCCGCCCCCCACACTCAGGCGTGAGTGAGCCACCCCTCGGGGGTGTTGGGGAGGCTCACGAAGTTGTCGCGCAGGTGGTCAATCCCGTGGTTGAGCAGGATCGCTGCCGTGCGCCCATTGCCGTCGATGAACGGATGAATCTTGAGGAACTCAATGACGAATGCCTCAAGGTCCGTTCCGAACAGTCCGGACTCGCACAGGTTGCGCATCAGGCGAGGAATCTCCATCGCTGGCGCTCCCTTGTTGCCGTTGGCGAAGATGACCGGCGTGTGCCGATACCAGCCGCCGCCCAACGCGGGTGCAGCGTCCATGTTGATCTGTTGGATCGTCTCCTCCAGATCGAAGCCCCAACTCCATCCGCAGTTCCGCTTGGCGCGGGTCCATGCGTTGAGGAAGTCAACGACGGCGTGCGCGTCTCCACCTTGGCGGGTGACTTCGTCGGCAGCCCAGTTCAGTTCTTTGAGGGTGTAAATGATGTCCATGTAATAAGCATACAGGAGAAGTGCGCTGGTGTCAAGGGGATGTTGTTGGATTGGTGCGGAGCCAAGGCACAATCTCAGCCAAATCCAACACACCATCATTGCGCTCGGAATCACGCACCATCAACATCCATCCCCCGGCATTCGAAATCAGCAGCCCAGTCCACTCGGCATGGCGAATCGCCCACCCACTCGACAGGCTTTCATCGAGGCGCTCAGCCCGGAGTAGTCCCGAACTGGCCTCGACGAAGTCGAGCACCTCCTCGACCGCTGGAGGAACAATCCCGTTTGGTGCTCGGGACTCACTCACTTCAGTTCAGGATGCTCCGGGCTTTGGCGATTCCGGCACGAGCACTTTCCTGATACTTCTTCTCGTGGAAGAAGGAGGTGTAATACTCGGCTTTGCCGCTCGGGCCGATCAGTTCGCAAGCGTGTCCGGCTCGCTCCAATACTTCGACGCGTTCCATCGCTTGCTGGTAAGTGGCGAATGCTGTCCTGAAGGTTGGATTGTTGGGCACCGTGGCAACGATGTACCTGTCGCCCTTCGGCCAATCTTCGTTACGCATCCGATCTGCTGAGGAAACCTTGTTCCAATCAGCCACGTTGACACCTCTTAGCGAGAAAGGTGAGGTAGTCGGCCATCGCTTCGCTTTCGCCACAAGGCGAACAGACGTAGGTCAGGTTGTCTTTCCGACTGAGCGCCGGATACTGCACAATCTCCTCGCCGCAAGTCGGACAAGGTTTCCCGATTGAGGGATGTCTGAAAGTTTGCTGCATGTGGTCACCTCCCGGTGTGTTATGTAGTTACATTCGGATTGTCTAGTCACACCTAAGTGTAGTCGCTCCGGCTCCGAATGTCAACCCTTGACGACGCGGCTTCGATCCGGTATGTTGACCGCCAGCATCCTTCGGGCGGGGGACGCCCACACAACCTGAAGGGACGAACCGATGGACTTGCTGAATACGAACTGGATGAGCAGGGCTGCTTGTGCTAATGCCGACATTCCCCACTCGTGGTTCTTTACCGAAGGCGCTGGTTACTCGAAACCCACGCTCGCTGCCAAACGAGTATGCGCAGCATGTCCGGTTGCTGGAGAATGCTTGCTGTACGGAAACGCCACGAGGTCGGTAGGTATTTGGGGCGGCCTCGGCGAGAAGTCCCGCCGGAGTTTCCGATGAATCAACTCTTCGATTTCCCCTCGACTTCAGAACCTGATGCAGATGAGATCCTTCAGGTATTTGCCCATTGGGTGCTCACATGCAGAACACCAACTCGTGGGCCGAAACCCAAGTTGACAGATAAACGACGCAAGCGAATCGCCAAGGCGCTGAAGGATTACGACCTAGATACATGCCTTCAGGCCATCGAAGGAGTGCAGTATTCTTCATGGCACATGGGCGGCAACCCGCAAGGGAAGAAGTATGACGACCTCGAACTGATCCTTCGAGATGAGAAGCACATCGAGATGTTCGCAACTTATGCTGCCGAAGTGAAGAGCACAGCCGAAGACTTTGAAACGTGGATGCGGGACTCGTGAACCCAGAGGAAACCCGGAAGGCCGTGAAGGTTTTGGCGACTAACTGGTCGCAGCCGACGCAAGGTCCGAGTTTCGATGAGCGATGTGTTGTTTGGCACAGGTACTTGCAAGACCTCAATCTTTCTGATGTTATTGCTGCCATTGATCGAATCATCGTGACTGATCAGCCTTGGATGCCGAGAGTTGGTCAAGTTCGGCGAGGAGTAATCGATAGAAGTGTCGAAGATCCTGCTCCTCCGCCAGCCGAAGCGTGGCAGCAACTGCGCACGAGCATCGAGGCCGTCGAGTCCGGGTTAGCCCCGCCGAAGGTTCACGAGGTGGTGGCCTCGACGATGAAGAAGTTCGGCGGAATGGTCACGGCGCTGCGGACCAACAATGATCGCGAGTTGTTCCTCAAGACCTACGAAGTGGATCGGCAGGAGTGGGAACACCAACTGTATGAACTCGGCCATGACAACACCTGAAGTCGAAGTCATCCTTGGCAAACTGAGGAAGGTCAGCAAGACTGGCAGCGGATGGCAAGCCTGCTGTCCTTGCAGAGATGATGACAATAACCCGACTTTGACTGTTGGTTTGGGCAACGAAGACCGTGTTCTGCTCAACTGCCATCGTGGCAACCCATGCAACATCGATGAGATATTGGATTCGCTCAACTTGACAATGACGGATCTGTTCCCCACGAAGCAAGAAACACAGAAGTCGAAGCCGAAGCGTAGACATGTCGAAGACTATGACTATCAGGATGCAGATGGAAACCTGATCTTCCAAGTCCAACGTTTTGTAGATGAGAACGGAAAGAAGACGTTCACTCAACGTCGCCCAGACGAAGGGGGTGGCTGGACGTACAGCACCCAAGGAGTCCCGAAGCCGCTGTACCGCTTACCTCAGGTGCTCGCCGCGAAGAGTAACGACGGAATCATCTTTGTGGTTGAGGGAGAAAAGGATGTTCATGCTCTCGAACGTCTGGGTTGTACGGCAACTTGTAATCCGGGTGGCGCTGGCGGACCCGGTCAACGGAAGTGGACTGACCTCCACACTCAAACACTTGCTGGAGCGAAAGTTGTTGTTTGCGCAGACAATGATGAGCCGGGCGAGATCCATGCTCGTCATGTTGCTGAAGAACTAACGAAGGTCGAAGCAAAAGTCAAGGTGGTTCGGCCGCCGAAGCACAGCAAAGATGTTGCTGATCTGCTGGGGAAAGGCGGAGAACTCGCCGACCTCGTGCCACTCGACGATGATTCTCCTCAAGACGCGTTCGAGGAGTTCTATCAGGAACTGGCGGGACTCGATGGGGATGTCGAGGCGAAGTTCCGCAAAGCCCAGATGTTGCTTGAAGCCCGGAACATTCCTGATGATGCAGACAGGGGAAGGCTGGTTTATTGGTCATCGTTCCTGAAGGAAGATGCCGACGACGCTTACGACTGGCTGATTCCAAACTTGCTGGAACGACAAGAACGTGTGATCGTGGTGGCAGCCGAAGGTGTGGGCAAAACCGTCCTTGCAAGGCAGGTCGCCCTCATGTCGGCTGCTGGCATTCACCCATTCAAGCGGGATGCGATGCCACCCATTCGCACGTTGATGTTCGATTTCGAAAACCCCGAGCGAATCATCCGCCGAACCTCACGCAAAATCCACCATTCGATCAAGATGTTCAAGAAGTCGCAAGAAGTTGACGCACATCTCGTGATCAAACCGGACGGCGTCAATCTGCTCGCTGCCCCGGATCGAGCACTCATCGTCGAATACGTTGAGTCGATACGTCCAGACCTCGTGCTCCTTGGCCCGATCTACAAGTCGTTCATTGATCCGGGCGGCCGGACGGCTGAATCTATTTCAGTTGAGGTGGCAAAGTTCCTTGACATGATCAGGTCCGAGTACAACTGTGCGCTGTGGCTCGAACATCACGCTCCTCTTGGGTCCGGCAGCCATCGGGACTTGCGGCCCTTCGGCTCAGCGGTGTGGTCGAGGTGGTCCGAGTTCGGGATTGCTTTGCATCCTGATCTGACTGCGCCGGGGTTGGTGGAAGTGAGGCATTATCGGGGGATGCGCGATGAACGGGAGTGGCCGACTGGGCTGAAGCGAGGCGAGCAGTGGCCGTTCGAGCCGACTGGATTCACCTCAATGCCAACAAACCCTTGACGTTGTCACACCTCCGTGCTACACTTGCCTCAAGCAAGGGAAGCCCCTACCAACATTCAATATCCGAAACCCAAACTGGCACGCCAGTCGAATACGGGGCCATGGACATCACGGCGTGTCGTGTGTGCGGGTTTGATTCCCGTCCCTTGTTGTTACAAAGACCTCGCCCGGCAACCATCTTGGGAACCCGGCGGGGTTTTTGTTTTTTGGGAGATCCATCGCTCAACGGTTTCACGCCGAAGATTCAAAGCAAAGCAAATCAGGTCGATCTGGGTTCCGCCCTCGTGCATCTCACACACATGATCAGAAATCGTCCAAGCCCGGTCAGTCCCGGCGGACATCAGGCTAAGCCTCGATTGACGCAAGGTTGCACCCACACTCCTCGTGGCACGGATACCCCAACAAATGAATGTGGATCATCGAGAACTGCATAATCGAAGCGATCGACTTAGTCATCGTTCGGTACAGCCATTCGATGTCGTCACCTCGCATTAGTTCGAAGGGACCGAGCATCGCAACAAACGGCTCACCATCGCCGTCGTCAACGGAGTCGATAGTGGCATGAATACCCGGATTGGCACATGGGTATCCTTCTTCATTGGGTTCCGGGTGCTCGCCCTTGCAGATCGGCCAAATCTGCCAAGTATCCAAACGGTAGGCAAAGTTGTAGTAGTTGGAACCTGTCTGTTCAGACAGAAGATGGTTGTAGTCGATGAATGTCAAGAACTGATCTTGAGCATCGGGAATGCTCATTGGGCGTCCATGAATGGTTTGTTGCATTGCATCACCTTTCCACTCATGTTTAGTTTACCTCGGGACTAAGCGAGGAGAACTCATCCTAGAATAAAGACTCGTCTTGTTTCTTCCTACGATGCAATCGTTCTATGTCTAGACACACCTTGTGTGCCCAGCCCGTAGGAGCGGAAGCCAGCATCATCGTCTTGGTGGTTTTCCCGACCCAGCCAACGACTCGCCTGTAGGCGCTGTCGTCTACGTTGCTAACCGGCTCGCCACAGAACTCGCAGTTGAACTTCACACGAGTGACAGTACCGCGTCCTGCGCCTTCAACTTGGAAACGTAGGATTTGTTGCCAATCGTCATGGAGCGGATGGCGTTCTTGTTTGCATCATCCGACCAATGATGATCGAAGTATTCGACGACGGAGTTGTAGAGCGTCCATCCGTTGTAGCCGTAACCTCCGGCGTTGCGAGGGTTGCCGTACAGTTGCCGAACCTTCGTGAGTATCTCGTCCCGGTTCTCCCGCTTGCGGTCGGTGTCGATATTCTGGATCGGCCAAACTGTGTTCAACACGGTGTCGATCTTGTTGCTGCCGGGTGGCACTGGAATCGCCAGCATCTGCTCGGCACACTTCTTGAACTCTCGTGCCCAGTCGTCCGAAATACCCAAGACCTGATTGGCTTCCGTCAGCGCAGTCTCTACGTTGGCGGTGTGTCGTGCGGTGAACACGGATCGTGCTGTCTGGAGTCCGAATCTGACCGTGTTTGCGCAAACGGCACGGATGTCGGTACAGGCGTAGGTGATCGGTTGCGTTCCATCGTGGCTGGTCGATACGACGAGGTAGCGGCTCAACTTGTCGTGGACACCCATCGGGTCAATGATCAGAGTGCCGAGGTCGATGGTTGCGAAGAACTGCTTGCCATCGTTGAGCACTCCGGCGGTATCCATGATGGCGTCACCCTTGGATGCGCCAACCACGTTGATTGCTTTGTCGAGAACGGTGCTGTTCTGCACGACGTGATAGCGGTCCTTCACCGTTTCGAACGGTACGACAGTCCCGTCGTCGTTGATCCGGGCGGTGATGTAGCGTCCTTTCATTTCACGAATGACGCCGTCGCTTTCGAAGAGTACGGGCAGCAAGGCAACCTGATAGTCGGCTTTCGCTAGCCGGAGCATTTCGTCTGGGGTTTGGTGTCCTTCGACTGCTTTGCCGAGTCGATGCCAAGGGGCACCGCCTTCTTTGCGATAGGCGAAGGAGGCTTCGCCTTCTTTGATTTCGAGTTCGTGTGCCATGGGAGTCTCCTGTCTCTGGTGTTGACAATAATCTATCTCAAAGAGTATTGTATGTCAACATGGCCCGAGAGAAATATGTCCCCTCCTATGATCACTTGGCCGATGCGTGCTTCTGGGTGCATTGGCTGGACAGCAACCAAGAACTGCATCACACGCTCCGGTCGTTGTCGGCGATCATCCCTGCTGACGCCCAGTTCGTGCTACTGCACAATCCGACTGAGGCGGAACTGGACGAATAACATGACGAACACGACCTTTGGCGAATACGGGTATCGGCTCGTATATGTGCAGGCAGCGTTACGGGTTCCGGCTCATTGGTCGAATGAAGAGGTGACGAAGGTTTGTCGGTTGGCGATGATCGACGAGATGGGGGAGTTCACAATGGAATATGGTTATGTGGTGCATAGCCGCCTGATCGAACTGGCCCTCGACAGCGAGATGGAGTTTTGGGACGGCAGCGAGTCCCGTGAGTGACAAGCAAGTTCTCCTCGCCGATGATCATCTGGCGGTCATGTCTCCATACGATGCGTCGGAAGTGGCGGCCATCAAGAAGGTGGCGGGTGCTCGTTGGGATCGGCTGGCAAAGGTTTGGCGTGTGCCAGTCACGAGTTTGCCGGAGGTGTTGGAATATGCGGCGGCTTGGAACTATCACGTTGACCCCGAGGTCAAGGTACTCGAACTGCCTCAACATCCGGGGGGCAAGGAAGGCGTGGAGGAGGACAGCAATCTGCTGCTGATTCGCTTCGCCTACGATCCGGTAAAGATTACTTCAGTCAAACAAATCGCTGGCGTGGTGTGGGACACAGATCGAAAGGGGTGGCGGGCACCGATGTCAAGTCTGGGTGAGGTGGTGTTGTGGGCGGAGGAGTTTGGATTGCCGGTGGAAGGCAACCTGATTGCTTTGCGAGATGAGGTCGTGACTGCACGGAATCAGGCAATCGCACGATCGCGATCGTTAGATGCAGACATCGAGGTGCCGGGGCTTGTCGGCGAGTTGCTGGGGTATCAACGAGCCGGAGTTGCGTATGCGACCGAGAAGAAGAAATGCTTCATCGCTGACGGAATGGGGTTGGGTAAAACGCTTGAGGCGCTGGCGTCAATCGAATGGTCAGCGGCACAGGGGAATCCGGCGTTTCCGGCATTGGTGGTGTGTCCGCCATTGCTGTTGCTGAACTGGAAGGCGGAGATTGAGAAGTTCTTCCCGCATCGAACAGTCAACATGGTCAAAGACCGAAAGGCGTGGCCCGAGACACAGGCCGACTACCTTCTTATTGGCTACTCTAACATACACCACTGGAAAAGTCAACTGATAGATTTCCATTCGTATGTATTCGACGAGTCGCAATATGTGAAGAACCCGGAGGCACAACGAAGTCGGGCCGCCGTTCAGATTGCAAAGACATGCGTCGAAGGTGGACTCGTGCTCTGCCTCACCGGAACTCCGATCACGAACCGTCCCGCAGAGTACGCCAATCAACTCAACCTGATCGGGAAACTGAAAGAGTTTGGAGGGAAGTGGGGTTTCTACAAACGATATTGCAATGCGTTTCGAGACAGGTTCGGTCATTGGCACTTCGAAGGATCTTCCAACTTGGAGGAACTCAACGACCGACTGCGGGCAACTTGCTACATTCGGCGGACTAAACCCGAGGTGATGCCAGAGTTGCCACCGATTCGTCACGCCGAGTGGCTGATCGACCCGGATGCGAAGGTGATGCGGGACTATCGGAAGGCGGAGGAGAACATCGTTGAGTTTGTGGCGAACCGGGCGGCCGAGATTGCGGAGGAGTTGGGGCAGTCACCCAGATCGGCGGCAGTTCGGGCAAGGTTTCGGGCTGAGGCGAGTGAACATTTGGTGAGGTTGGCAGTTCTGAAGCGTTTGGCTGCGATGGCGAAGTTGCCTGCTGTTGTTGAGTGGGTGGAAACGGCAATCGAAGATGGGGAGAAGGTGGTGGTGGCGGCGCATCATCGAGATGTGGTTGATGCGTTGGCGGCGAAGTTCGGAGGACTGAAGATCCAAGGGGGGATGAGTCCCGAGGCAGTCGAGAGAGTGAAGGCGAAGTTTCAGACGGGGACGTTGGAAGAAGCGCCAGTCATCGTGTTGTCGATTCAGGCGGCGAAGACAGGTCACACGTTGACGGCGGCACAAAACGTTTTGTTCGTGGAGTTACCTTGGAGTCCGGCGGATGTCGATCAGGTCGCTTCGCGATGTCATCGCATCGGACAAACGGGGTCGGTTCAGGCGACGTATGCGTTGGCGGCGGACACAATCGACGAGGCGATCTTTGCGTTGATTGGTCGGAAGCGTGGTGTGGTCGATGCGGCGACTGAGGGTGATGCGTCGGTGAGGTCGGTGTCAGTTAGCGAGTTGTTCGACAGATTCTTCTGATTCGCACGATCGCGATCGTACCTTTTGGGTGGTGCGTTGCGTCGTCTTTCTGATACGACGGAGGGTGTGGCGTTCCCGTTGGTTCCTGCCTCCCCAGATGCCGTGGTCGATCATGTTGACCATGGCGAACTCTAGGCAACGGGTCTGAACGGGACAGGTGGCACAGATCGCTTTGGCTATCTTGGCATCCCGAAAGAAGTTGGGGGTGCTTGACTTTCCGAACCAGAGGCTGGTGTCGTGTCCGCTACAGGCGGCGGCGTCGATCCATTCCCACGAGGAGTCGTTGAGTCCGAGGCTGTCGAGTCCGGCTTCGAGAGCGGCGTTGTGGGCGGCGGCGACGTATTCTCCGTCGTGGTTTTGATGAGGCTTGCGTTTTCTGGTCATGTGGACGAGAGATTTTCGATGTAGTTAGTAGCGATGGTGGTTGCCATGGTGATTGAGGCGACGATGAATAGGGCGGCGGCTGGTATGCCTGTTGCTTCCATGGAGTCTGCGAATCCGTCGAGATCCCGTGAGGCTTCGATCATTTCTTTGAGGTGGTCACCGTCGAGGACGACGACGAGTCGGTTCGCTTCGGGTATTTCGATGACTTCGGGAACGAGGGGGTCGGTGACCGATCCTGAGGCTCCGGTGACGATGGAGACTTCGTAGCCTTTGTATTGGACGATGGCGAGGGTGTCGTTGTTGTCGTCACCTAGTTGAGTCCATTTGATTTCGGGGTCGAAGTCAGACATTGTTGTCACGGTCTTGGTCATAGGGTGGGGGGGTATCGGGTTGGGGTGGGATGATCCGAACGTTTCCACCGACGAGGTGGTTGACACGACGACGGGCGGCGTGTGAGAGGCGTTGGGTTTGGAGGCGTCGGTCTTTGATGAACTCCCATGTCATCCCGATGAGGGCGAATGAGAGGGCACCGATGATGAACCCCCAGACGAGGGCGGCGAGTTGGCTTGCGTTGATGATCATGTGGTGTGACTCCTGTGTTGGGTGAGTGTTCGGTGTAAGTGTATCAACCTTTGACTCATGTGTCAAGGATTTAGTCGATGGATGAGTGAGGGTCGGTGAGTCGATGACAGGTAATCGCACGATCGCGATCGTTAGTCGATGAGAGTTGGTGAGTCGGTGAGTCGATGAGAGTCGGTGAGTCGATGAGTCGGTGAGTCGATGACAGGCAATCGCACGATCGCGATCGTTAGTCGATGAGAGTCGATGAGAGTCGATGGGTTGATGAGTCGATGGGTTGATGAGTCGATGGGTTGATGAGTCGATGGGTTGATGAGTCGATGGGTCGATGACGGGCAATCGCACGATCGCGATCGT